AGAACGTCTATATCCGGCCCAACCAGGGAAACAAGGGCGACAAGATAAAGGGCCACGCACACAACTTCGACCACACAACCATATGCCTGCGCGGGGCGGTCCGCATCAAGGCGGGCGATGTTAAGCGCGAGTTAAGGGCCGCGTCCGGTGATGTGGCAATCAGTCAGGCGCACGTACTGATCAAGGCCGGAGTCGAGCACGACATCGAGTTCCTTGAAGATAACTCAGTGTTTTGGTGCGTGTACTCCCACCGGACCCCGCAGGGCGACATCGTGCAGGAATACACCGGCTGGGATAAGGCTTACACCTGATGGCGGAATTCCTAGTAAGAATCCGCGACAAGGTTGATCACAACCCGATGCTGTTAGGCGAGCGCGAAGTGGTTTGCGTCTGCCCAGATGGCTGGAAGTGGTCGCAGATTGAACAGAAGAATCCCGATTGGCGAATCCTGAAAGTGCCTGGAATGACGGTCGATGAGGGCTCAGTTTTCTTGGCTCCTGAGCCTGTGGACGCAAGCAAATACATTCCTCGCAGGCGCGCGTTCAAGATCGACCCCGCCGCATTACCGGCTGATGCACTGAAGCTGTCGGATGACAAACGAGTCGAGGCTGTTGTGGAAGTTCCGAAACTCGCTTTGGAGGCAAGCAAGACAGTCCGCGAGCCATTGCCGCGGCTGGACGTCATTGCGCCGGTTGACGTGATCGTCAAGGCCGCATCCAAAGGCAAAAAGTAAGTGGCAACCGTTAGCACGATTGGCACGTCGAGCCGGAATTACTCCACGCTGCAGGCATGGGAAGACGCGGTTCCGGCAACGCCGACCGGAGGATACGAGGGGCATTGCTACAACGATTCGCAATTTACGGCTGCTCTGCAGATCGCAGGGCATACGACTAGCGCGGCGAATTACATCAAGTTGACCGCAGCAACCGGCCAATCATTTCAGGACCACGCCAGCGTTAGAACGAACGCGCTTATCTACGACCAATCGAAGGGTGTCGGCATTTCGACGACCGGAATTCCTTCGGCCTTAGATATTGATGATCCGCATGTCACGGTTGATCGCTTGCAGGTTAGGAAAACATCGACCCTTTACGGAGCGGCCGTTATTGATAACGCGTCCGCGACGGCTAAGAACAACACCTACAAAGATTTGATCATCGGGAAGGAATTCAGCGGCACGAATGCAGTTATCGCGATCAGGGGCGGGAAGTTAATAAATTCGCTCGTTTATGACACCGGTTCAACCGCTAGCACGGCGGCAGTCTCCGGCGCGGGCGGCGCATCGCTTGAAATGAATATGATTAATTGCACCGTCGCCCGCGCGAATACTGCCGGCGGGACGGGTGTCTCTGTCCCATACGCAGATAACCTCGTCAACAATTCCGCCGTCTTTGGTTGGACGACCGCTTTCGGCGGTGCGGGCAATTACAACGGGAGCACCGGCTACAACTGCACCGACGCGGCAAGCGCGCCGGGCTCGAACAATCAAGTCAGCAAGACGTTTTCCAATCAGTTTGTCAGCACGACGGCAGATTTCAGACTCAAGACAGGCGCGGACTGCATCAACACCGGCAATACCGACGCAACCAACGCGCCGAACGACATCAGCGGCACGGTTAGAGGTTCGACCACAACGGGTGATATTGGGGCGTGGGAGTTTGTGGCTAGCGGTCTTGAGCAGATATTGACTGGCGTGTTCGGGCGCTTGTTCCAAGGAAAATTCGGATGACGATCAGTTACGGAAACGTGCCGGCAGGAACGGTTCTTTACATACCGTTCCACACGTTCAACGCGGCCGGCGCGAGCGTGACGATCACCGGACTGGCAGCCACGGATATTGAGATTTACAAAAATGGATCAACCACGCAGCGTTCCAGCGACAACGGTTACACCTTGCTGGACACGGACGGCATCGACTTTGACGGCATCACAGGTATTCACGGATTCAGCGTTGATACCGGAGACAACACCGACAGCGGCTTCTTCTCTGCTGGAGCTCAGTATTGGGTAGTGGTCAGCACGATCACTGCTGACAGCCAGACAGTCAGTTTTATCGCTGCAACGTTCAGGATTGAACCTGCAGCTGGCATCAATGCCAACGTGGTCAGCAACGCTGGAACCGCTATCACAGCAGCATCAGGGATTCAGGAAGTCAAAGTGGCGAGCATCGCGGCCAATGCGATCACCGCGACAGCCATCAACGCCGATGCCATTACTAACGCGAAGATTGCTGACGATGCCATCGCTGTTGAGAACATCAAGGACGGCGCGATCACGGCGGCGAAGATTGCCAGCGATGCAATCACCGATGCCAAGGTTGCCTCAGACGTGACCATTGCAAGCGTCACAGGGGCCGTAGGCAGTGTCACCGGTGCGGTGGGTAGCGTGACAGGTAACGTCGGCGGCAACGTCACAGGAAGCGTAGGAAGCGTTGCAACGGGCGGAATTACAGCGGCATCATTTGCGGCGGATGCAATAACGGCGGCAAAGATTCATTCAGACGTAACGACCGAGCTACAGTCTGGTCTAGCGACAGCTTCCGCTGTGTCTGCCCTCCAAACGAGCGTCGACGATTTGCCGACAAATTCTGAACTAGCGACGGCTCTCGGGACCGCCGACGATGCCGTGCTCGCACAGGTAGCGCTCGTGAAGGCTGTTACAGACAAGCTCGACGACACGCTTGAGGATGACGCCGGCACATTCCGCTTCACGACCAATGCGCTCGAGCAGGCACCAACGGGCGGGAGCGCGCCGACGGCCTCAGCTATTGCCGACGAGGTCGAAACGCGCACCATGGCCGCAGTGACACTTGTGAACGGGCTCGCGGCCAATAGCGTCACCGCTTCGGCACTGGCCGCCGATGCCGTGACGGAGATTCAAAGCGGACTGGCGACGGCAACAGCTCTTAACACCGTCGATGACTTACTCGATACTGAAGTCGCTGCAATCAAAACCGTAGTCGATGCGGTGAAGGTGCAAACCGACAAGTTAACGTTCACGGTTGCCAACCAAATTGACGCAAACATTCAGTACGTTAATGACACGGAGCTACAAGGAACGGGCGACGTCGGAGTCGACGAGTGGCGCGCGGTGTAAACCGTGTCGATGCTGAATTGGAGAGGCTGGGCCGCAAACTGGTTAGGCTGGGGTAGCGCTGGACCGGTAACGCCCCCGGTTGCGGGCGGTGGTGGTGATCGGGGCATCAATCTTCTTCGGGGACCGTTCTTCGAAGAAGAGCGAGTAGAGCAGAAACCCAAACCCGTAACAGTTCGGATTCGGACAAGGCAACCGGCCCAGCAAGGGTTGCTGACAGTCACAGCAGAGACAGCAATCAGGCTCGCAAGCTGGGGCTATGGGGCGGACGTTCTAGCGAAGTTCGAAACAGAGACAAGCATCCGGTTCGCAACCGAGCAAAAGCATTCGATAGATGTTCGGTTCGATGTGGGCCGCGTGCAGACAAAGATGATTCCGGTTCGACCGCAATTCACTGCTCGCTTGAGTATTGAAACAGAAACCAAAAACGAAGCGAAGCTGACAGTCGAATGAAGTGGTCTGTTCCGAAAATGTGGGAAGGCGAAACCGTCGCCATCCTTGCAAGCGGGCCTTCGATGTCGCAGGAAGTAGCGGATCAGGTAGCAAGGGCCGCCCACAGGACGATCGCTATCAATACGACGATCAGGCTCGCGCCGTGGGCAGACATGCTCTACGCAGCAGATGCGGCGTGGTGGAATCGGCATTGGAAAGAGGTAAAGAGTTTTCAGGGATTAAAGGTAGGCACGGCAGACTTTGACCCACCGCCAGAAGTCCTGACGCTATTCAGGAGTGGAGTTAACGGGTTCGATCCCGATCCCGCGAAACTTAGGAGCGGCAAGAACAGCGGATACCAGGCTATATGCATTGCCGTTCACGCAGGCGCGAAGCGGATATTGCTGTACGGCTTTGACTGTCACGGCGCGAAAGACAAGAGGACCGGCCGCTACGAGCAGCACTGGCATGGCGAGCATCCTTCACCACTGAGGAATCACGGCGAGACGATTTACAGCAGCTGGGTGGATCGCTTCAACGAACTGGCAAAGCTGTTGCCGAAGGATGTTGAAGTGATCAATCGAACACCAGGCAGCGCGATTAAATGCTTTCCGTCTGAGCCGTTACAGATGGCCGCATGATCGCCCTATGCAGTATCCGATCGCAACCACACTACCGAAGAGATGCATTCCTCGCCGGATTGGCGAAGAACGGCTACAAACTGGTGCAGAGTGGGCAGCCGGAAAGCAGCAGGGACTTGCTGATCACATGGAATCTGTACGGCGGTTATGAATCGATGGCCGCCGCGTGGGAGAGGAGAGGCGGAACGGTCCTCGTCTGCGAAAACGGATACATCGGAAAGGACAAGAACGGGCAGCAGTATTACGCGATCTCCGCGCATGGTCACAACGGCTCTGGGTGGTTCCCGCCGTGCTCTGGCCGCTTCGCGAAGCTGGGTATCGAACTCCAGCCGTGGCGTACTGCTGGCGATTTTGTGCTTGTTTGCGGTCAGCGCGGTATTGGAAGCAAGACGATGGCGTCGCCTGCAGGATGGCATGACAAAGCGGCGAAACGCATACAGCAGCTTTGCGAAAAGCAGGTACGGATAAGGCCTCACCCCGGCAAGGATCCACCGAAGACGCCGGTTGAAGATGATTTGCAGGGCGCATGGGCGTGCGCGATCTGGTCTAGTTCCTCCGGCATCAAGGCGTTAGTAAACGGCATCCCGGTCGCATTCGATGCGCCCTTTTGGATAGCTGAAGACTGTGCTGTAAAGATTGACGGCATCGCGCATCCGATAGTCGACGACGGCAAGAGGCTGCTAGCGATGGAAAAGGTCGCGAGCGCGCAGTGGTCGATTGCGGAGATTGAAGCGGGGCTTCCTTTCGCGTTGTTCCGCGAGCGGTTGAATTGATGTTGATTGCAAGGCCGGTACTAGGCAAGGCAAAAAGCCGCGACCTATGCGCGGCATTCATACAAGGGGCACCAACCGAAGCACAAGGAGAGGTTTTCTATGGCGTCGATCAAACCAATATCCACCACTGGCAGCGGGTCTGCACTGGTTCCGAGCCGTGGTACTACATCGACAACTCGTTCTTCGACAAAACGCGGGGCACTCATTTCCGCATCGCCAGGAACGCAGTCCAGCATTCTGGGGAAGGTCAAAGCGACGGCCAAAGGTTCAAAGCGCTCGCGCTCGAAATAAAGCCGTGGCGCAAGACGGGTAGTCACATCGTTGTATGTCCGCAGTCCGATTCGTTCATGCGCGACATAGCCGGATGGAAGAACAACTGGCTCTCGGAAGCAGTGCGATCGATGGCGCTGGCATCCAACAGGCGCTTCAAGATTCGCAACTGGGACAGGGACAAAGCAAAGGCATCGAAGACCTTGCCGGACGATCTGCGGGACGCATGGATTCTTGCGACGTACTCATCCGCTGCAAGCGTGACTGCATTACTGGAGGGTATTCCGGTCGCTTGCTGTGCCGGCGCGTGTTACGGGATGGGAGTCAGGGTAATTGATATAGAGCAGCCGATATATCCAAAGGATCGCGAGCGGTTCTTCGGAGTGCTGGCCGACAACCAATGGAACGTTTCAGAAATGAAAGATGGAACAGCGTGGCGGATGCTGAACTGAAGGGATGGTTCAAGGGTGAAAATCGTCCCGGCGACCGCACGCTCGAGCAACAGTTACTCGGACTTGATCCACTGTTCGATGAGGCGAAAGGATCAACGATTCTCGACGTTGGTTGTGCTGAAGGGCTGATCTCGATCGAACTTGCTAAACGTGGGGCCGACGTTCACGGCATAGAAAAGATCGAGAGACACGTCGAAGAAGCCAGAAGACTACGGGCGCATTACTCATGCCGCTTTGAGGTAGGGGATGCGAACACCTATCAGCCCGATGGGGAATACCACATCGTGCTATTGCTCGGCATCCTGAACAAGCTGAAGTTGCCGAGTCAGGCATGCGCAAGGTTCGCGGCGGCAGCGAAGAGCCTAGTTGTGATGAGACTCCCGCCACAACATGCGCCGGCCGTAGTTGCACAGCGATCCGGTTTCGTGAAGCACGACATGCAAGCCGTTATGACGTGGTACGGGTTCGAGCTCGAGCGGGTGACGCGCGGATCGTTTTCAGAGTGGACAGGATGGTTTAGGCGGCGCCGTGTCTGAGGAGATGTTGGCCCGCTATCGGGCGTTGGCCGAGAACACGACTCACTTCCCCGGCCTCAGCATCATGGAGCACGCCGGGCAGATTAAGAAGTTGCTGGATAAGTTTGAAGCGAAGACGGTTCTGGATTACGGATGCGGCAGGGGTGAGCAATACGGGCCTGAATACGCATTGCATGAACTATGGGGGATTGAAAGACCAACCCTGTACGACCCAGCTTTCGAGACGCACTCGACATTGCCCGAAGGCAGGTTCGATGCGGTCTTGTGCAGCGACGTGATCGAGCACATCCCTGAAGATGAAGTGCCAGCTTTCGTGATGCGGCTTTTCGACTACGCGGACAAATTCGTGTGGGCCTCGATCTGTTGTCGACCAGCGAAGAAGCGATTCAAAGACGGTTTGAATATGCACGTCACGCTTTGGCCGTTCTGGAGATGGGAAGCGAAGTTCGTGAAGTGGTCGCGTGGCAAGCCTTATGCGATTGTTGAAACAAGGTGATATTCGATCCGCCAGACGCAGAGGTCGCAAGACTGTTCGATGCCTGTGAGTTGATTGTTTTCAAGTCGATTCGTCTGTCCAACTTCAAGGCGCTGTCAGAACTGCCGATCCACGACGTTGCGCTCTGGAAGAAGATGAAGTCCAAGAACGCTCTATTGCCTTTCGATGGTAAGCATCCTCTTCGCGTGTGGACTACGGATGCGGGGCGCGCGAAAGAGATTCAGGCAATGTTGAAAAAGACGGAGGATGAAGCTAGGGGCTTGATGCGCCGATGGTTCCCGAAGAAAAAGTACGGGCCGGAGATGCACTCCTGGCGCTACACGATCACGAAGGATGAGCCGCTTCACTTCGATGTTTATGCGGAGCGGGTTGTTTCTCCGGTGGTTCGGTTCTTCGTGAACCTAGACACTGAGCCGCGGGTTTGGGACATAGGTACAACCGCAGTAAGCAAAGACAGCGGTACCTACGATCCGGGCTATAGGGCTCGCATCAACGAGGGGCCGGTGCAGAGGGTGTCATTCGATCCCGGTGATCTGTGGATTGTCGATTCGAGTCGCGTCTCGCACGCGATCATCTACGGGCGCAGGGCTGCCATGTTTTCGTTTGAAACGAGGTAATGGGCGCCGGGGACTGGCTGATGTGTACCGGCCAAGTCAAGGACTTGTACGCGCATCGTGGTCAGGTGGTGATGGTGGTGAACCACGTCGGACGGCTCATGTGGCATCCAGTGTTTGACGGGAATCCAAAGATCACCCGCATGCATCGCAGCAACCATGTGAAGCTGCTGAATGCAGGCGGTAATCGGCCTTACATAGCAGGGAAGAATAACCAGCGCTGGTCATGGAAGCCATACAAGCCGATACCGGGCGAGTTGTATTTCACCGTTGAGGAAAAGGCGTTCGCAGAGCCGTATCGCGGCTTGGTAATGATCGAACCGAACAGCAAGGCAAACGGACACACGAACAAACAATGGCTCTGGGAGCGATGGCAGCAGTTGGTAAGCATTGCGCCGATGGTTCAGTGCTCGGATAAGGGACCGTGGCTCAATGGCGTGACGATGGTCAACACGCCGACCTTCCGCCATGCCTGCGCAGTGCTGAGCGTTTGCAAGGCTTACGTCGGACCTGAGGGAGGGTTACACCATGCAGCAGCTGCTCTTGAAGTTCCGGCAGTGGTGCTCTGGAGTCATTTCATCGATCCGTCGATTACTGGCTATCAGACGCAAAAAAACATAAGGCACGCAGAAGGCATCTGTGGGATGCGCGTCAACTGTCCGAAATGCAGGGAATCGATGGAAGCCATAAGTGTTGATGAAGTAGCAGAGGCGCTGCGCGATGTTCTTAGCTGAAGGATGGTGGTTCCCAGACGGCGAGAAGCACCTGCCGGAATGGATTCAGAAGAACGGAGTCATGCTGAATGGACGAAATAGCTACCAGGGCAAGAAGCAGGTGGCCGCTCTACATCTATGCAAGTCGTTTAGAACTGCTGTGGACGTGGGCGGCCATGTCGGACTATGGAGTTACAACCTCGCTCGACGCTTCGGCGTGGTGCATGCCTTTGAGCCCATCAGTGCCCATCGCGAATGCTTCGCGCGGAATGTGGATATGCCAAACGTTCACCTGCACCCGATTGCACTAGGCGAGAAGTTCGGGACTGTTGGCATGTACTCGGCGCCCACTAGCAGCGGCGATTCATACGTCAAGGGCGAGGGATCGATTGAGATGCGCCGGCTCGATGATTTCAACTTGCAGGACGTCGACTTCATCAAGCTGGACTGCGAAGGCTACGAGCTCTATGCCTTGCGCGGTGGTGAGGAAACATTGAAGCGCTGGAAGCCGGTCGTGTGTGTGGAACAGAAACCAGGCAAGGCGCAGCAGTTCGGATTGAAAGAAATCGGTGCAGTCAACTACTTGCAGGACTTAGGGGCAAAGCTACGGCTCACGATGTCTGGTGATTTCTTCCTAAGTTGGGATTGAAGCATGGCATGGAAGGATCAACCACGTGACCGCCTGCGGGTCTACATCGGATACGACGAGCGCGAGAAGATCGCGTACGACGTGGCAGAGAAGACCGCCCGAGCGTGGGGCTGCGACGTTATTCCGCTTTACGAGGAACGGCTTCGCTACGCAGGGATATTGACTCGTCCAACAGACCGCCGCGGCAGCTTGTTCGACTTGAACAGCAACGCGCCAATGTCGACGGAGTTTGCAATCTCACGCTTTGCGGTGCCGATTCTCTGTCATTCTGGATGGTGCCTGTTTGCGGACTCAGACACGGTGATGCTTGAAGACCCATACGAACTGATGGTCTATGCCGATCCAACTAAGGCCTTGCATTGCGTGAAGCATGAAGACTTCAATGCAGACGGAACCAAGATGCGCGGGCAAACGCAAACCTCCTACGCGCGCAAGTGCTGGTCCAGTGTGATTTTGTGGAATTGCGATCACCCTGCAAACAAAT